TTCACATTCGTATCATGAGTATAATCGCAGGAATAGTTAGCAAGATCGCAGGTGATAAAGCCGCGGACATCGTTACATCAGTCGGAAACGTAGCGGATAAGTTCATCACTACGGGGCAGGAAAAGGAGGAATTTAAAGCGGAAGTCCAGAAGGAAATAAACCGCCATCTGGAAGAAATGACAAAGGCGCAGAACAGCGAATTGGAACTGATACTAAAAGACGTTGATTCAGCGCGTAACCGTGAGATTCAGGTGGCAACGTCAGAGAAAGCACCGCTGATCAATAAGATCATACAGCCCGTATTGGCGCTGTTGTTATTGGGTTCGTGCTTTGTGATGTGGTACACAATTCTATTCAAAGACATTCCTGCTGAAAAGGAAATGCTAGTGGCAGGTATTGTCGGATCGCTTACGACTATTGCAATGGGAGTTGTCGGATATTACTTCGGATCATCCATAGGCAGCCGCAACAAGCAGGATCAGATAGACAAGTTTCTGCAAAAGTAGCCCTATCACCCCATCAGGACGTATAAGCCTGTAAATGTAGCGCCAATATGCTAGTTATGTGCAACCTTACGCAAACAGTCCTATGTTTGAAGTGTAAGGAAGCAACCTTTTTTTTGACAGTTCACAATACTCCAAACTTATTTCTGACATAATACACTTTCGTTTATTAATGAAAGCCATTTTTCCAGTTGTGCCACTTCCTGCAAATGGTTCATAAATAACATCCCCTTCATTGCTCCAGCTTAAAATGTGGTCAGTTGCTAATTGTTCAGGAAATATTGCTGAATGATTAAAAGCAATTTTATCCTTTGTGCTATTAGCCATTCCTACATTATAAAACCAAATATTAGGCTTTATGCTTTCTTTTGCTACTCCAATATCCTTATGCCTTGCTCCTTTTTCATCTTTACTTTGCCTAAAAGTTCCGCCTTTGATTTGTCCAACTTGTTTGTTTTCTTTCATTAAAGGGTTAAATGTTTTCGGCTTACCTTTACTGAAAACAAACATATATTCAAACTGCTGCTCGTACCTATTATGTGTTAAAGGTATGTAGTTTGATTTTGCATAAATCATTGTATCGTGAACATTAAAACCTGTTTCTTTAAAAAACAATGCTTGTTTAAATGAAGTAAGGCTTTCACTTCCTTTGTCTGTTTTATCGTTTACTATCCAAACAACAACTCCTCCTTGCTTTGTAACTCTAAACAGTTCTTTTGCAACATTTTCAAAGTCAAAAGAATATCCATTATAATTTCTTAAATCGTCATAAGGTGGGCTTGTAACGGTTAAATCAATGGAATTATCATGCATTCTTAACATAGTATCAAGGTTGCTTTCATTGTAAATTTCAAGGTCGGAGTGCTTCCAAAAAGGCTGCACATAACACTGCATTGGCAAAATAGCCGTTTCAGTGCTGTTATTGGGCTTTTGTTCTTCTATCATCTTTTGTGCTTTATTAAACATTTGTAATTCTATTTCGGCTACTTCGCCAATGCTTTTACGTTATGCGTAATGTGGCTACGTTTCGTTTTCATTTGACAGTTCGGTGGAAGAAAAATTTAAAATAGCCCCACGCTCTTCGGTTTTTTCAAAACCGTTTGGATTTTCCGCATAGTGTTTTAAATACGGTTGTTCCTTTAGTTTGCACTCTTTTTTATATCTCTGATTTAGCCAGTAGATATATCTAAATTGCCTTAGTTCTATTTTCTGTGCCTCATCCTTTCTTGCTCTTAAAATTCTCGCTTGTTTACTTTGGTCTGAACCATTAGTCATAATTACATTGTGAAAATATTGTCCGTCAAGTTCCCAAAAAATATTAGTGTGTTCGCCATAATACTGAAAATTTGCAGCCTGATATACTATTCCATATCCACCACATCTTTCATCCGCAAAACTCATTAAAAACCGCAATTTTGGATATTTTGAACGAATGTATCTAACCGCATAACTAATCGCCATACTTTCTGAATTTCTTGGTAGCTTATCATCAAGCCACATTCTGTTTAATTCGCAAAATTCATCCGATTTTGTTTCCTCAACTATTCCTCCACCAGATGCAGGGTTCATCGCATATCCTATTTGTAACACGCCAAGCATTTCTGTTTTTAAATACACGCCTAAATGAATATAGGTATGATTTGTTATTTTGCCAGAATAATGATTTTTTATGATAATTGCATTTGCTCTATTCCTATCAATTTCTTTTACGCTAAATTCATCAGAACCAAATCCGATAATTTCTCTTGCTCCAAACATACTTTGTTGGTCACTGTATATTAAATCTTTTTTTGCCATCGCTGCTATTTTAAATTTTTCTTTCGTGTTCCAATTTGAGTTTTGTGCTAAATAACCGCCACACATACGCATAACACGGGTTTTGCGTCAGTTTTCCCAACCCTCAAGCCCTACGCACAAAACCGAACGCAAAGCCCGAAAACGTTATCCGCAAAGCTAAAACAATTTACCGAACTATGCAACAAAAAAGCCCCGATTTCTCAGGGCTACCCCTACTGAGTTGCAAACACCAATGGAGGATTTAGAGTTGGTTAATGAATTTCACTGTTATCGTTCCGTTCGTACCGTTGAGCGGTAACAGGCAGTCGGTGTAAGTTAGTGTTACTTCGTTGCCGTTGATGCTGATTGACGGTTGCGCGGAGTGACGGATGTGATATTGATTTCCGTCTTCGTCGTACAAATGTGCTGTTACAACCTGAAATGCGGTGTCGTTTGTGATCGGGAAATTATCAGCGTATAATGAGAAAATAGCTTGGCAGTTTAAAGGAGTAGTACCAGCAAAATACAACAAAAAATCGGATTGCTGAAAAGTTCCATATTTGTAATCGCAAACGAAACTCACTTGCGGAATCGTTGCTTCGATGTGTGTTACTTTTAGTTCCATGAGGCTAAGATAGTTATTTGTTGGTTAGTATTCATCGCGGACTACGCGATATGTTTTACTTTCTTCGTCGAATTTCATCAGATCGTGCGTGATCGAATCCGCATAGTATCTGTGAACTTCGGTAACGGTGTAAGACGGTAGCGTGTTTTCGCGCGTCTTATGGTTCGCGTTCTTAATCACAAACGATCCGATAATCATCGCGGCTAAGATAGCCATCAGGTAGTAGAACTTGTCGATCATGCGTTGTTTTCTCTAAGCCATTTTCTCAGGCGGGTTAATTCTTCGTCGAATTGTGTGCGTCGAGGGTTCGTCTTTCCGTACCCGTCTTTGATCTCTTTCAGCGCGGTGTAGTAATGCCGCATCCGTGCGCGTTCGTCGTTGGTGTACGTCTTAGGCGCGTGAAGATCGAAATGCAGGTGCGTCCGATAACCTGACTTGTTGTTGATGTTTGCTTCGTCCATAATTCAAAGTAAAGCTAAATATATTTACCGCGCAAACATTTACCTATCTTTTTTCCAAAAGAAACGTAACAGCCTCATCCACAGACCGAATAATTGCTACCTGACCCGTCCATGTTTGGTGAAATCGCTCCTGATCTTTGGTCAGTTTGCCCTTTTCCTGTTTCACTTCTACGAGGTAATTTTTTCCGCGCCATCCGATCAATAAATCTGGAATTGACCTCGAGGAAAGTTCATACACCTCCGCTCCTAATTGGCGCAATGCTTTTATGATCTCGCGTTCGTTTGCGTCGCGTTTGGCTGCGTATCGATGTAGGCTCATTGTTTCTGTTTTATTTTGTTTCCCTATGATCCACACTCGCTAAATACTTCGCAACTTTCACCTCCAAGTAAATCGAGTTGATAGGTATATTCATCTGCATCGTTTTTAATTACTCCATTCCAATTTTCAGCTTGACACATTATGTCGGTTGCACTTCTATTATTCCTAAAAAAAACTTCTTTTTTACCGCTATTTGAGTTAAATGGATATTTACGCTCCATTCTGTCCATAAAATCAAATGCTTTAGGATTTTCTTTGTATATCTGGAATAGCTTTTTATCTGCTTTCTTCCAACATGTTAAGCAGTTCCCTTGATACCCTTTCAATTCCAATCTAAAGTGCATTTGCTTCCAAAAAAAGTTAATCATTGGCTTTGTCGCAGGTATCATATCTTGTTTAATCAATGGATAAATAAACCGCATTTCTTTTGCCTTTGCGTTCATTCTATCTGCTTCATCAATTCTTATTCCTATTGCAGTATCGTATTTCTCCCCATCGAACCAATCTTTTGCAAATGCTTTAATTGGGTTTTGTTTTAATTCTCTTGTACAAATAGGTGCTGATTGGTTTGGTATTCCATATTTTGCTATCATAGCTTCAAATGGCTCTCCATTTCGCTTTGCATTATAAAAATCAGTTAGCCAATATCTTGTGCCTTGTCCTTTTTCGGGATTAATTTTACATTCAACCCATTGAACATTGAATTTCCAGTAGTCATCACATTTTTGAACAAACTCTAATGTCTGTTCGTTTTCAAGCCCTGTATTGGCAAAAACATAAACTACTCTATCATAGCTATCCTCTAAATGTTTTTTAATCCATTGCGCCATAAACGCAGATGTTTCACCGCCTGAAAAAGACACTAAGAGATTTTTACAGTTGTTACTTTTTATCATTTCGTATTGCTCCTCTTCCTTTGATCTATTGTGTTTCATGGTAAATTTAGTTTTTTTGTGTTCGATTTCCTCAATGTTTCGTTCGTACTTGTCAATCACTTTAAGCAAGTGCTGAATTTCATTATTAATCTCCGATTGCTTAAATAACAGGTTTTCGATCTGACCGTTGATCTCGGAAATCCTGTGCCTGTACTTATGCAGTTTAAATATTTCGTTTGGGTGCATCTGTTTTATTTTGTTAAATAACTGCCGCAACCTTTCGGTATTTCGGACTGCACGGACGGCTCTCTGGGCTTACTTTTCCGCGCTTACTTGCTCAGTCTTAGCTTAGGCAGTTTGTTTCCCTATCCACCATCAGCGGTGAGATAAGCCTGTTTTTTGTGCGGTAATATGCTAGTTAGCATTAATACTACGTTAGTCTTTCATTTGCAATATTGCAGTATTCCTCGCTAATCTCTGAGCCAATATAATTTCGGTTATTTAGTTTAGCCATCTTAGCAGTCGTTCCGCTTCCCATAAAGCAGTCATAAACTAAATCTCCTTCATTACTCCAGCTTATTATATGGTCTTCTGCTAATTGTTCTGGAAATATTGCACTATGTTGGTATGCGATTTTATCGGCAGTAGATTTCATATAGCCTACTTTATAAGTCCATATATTAGTTCTTCTACCAAATTCATTTATTACAACATCTTTTCTTTTACTTGTTGTTCCATCTGCATTTCTTACTGTTTTACTACTTGTTTTTTTGCCAGCTTGTTTATTTTTTCTATCACAAATTAAGTTATATGCTTTAGGTTTACCCTTGCTAAATACAAACATATACTCCATACAACTCCAATATCTATTTGGAGAAGGTTTTTGAAACGAATCTTTATAGTATATCATAGTATCGTGTAGTCTAAAACCACACTCCATAAAGTATAATGCTTGTTTGAAACTCGTACCTGTCTCACTACCTTTTACTGTTGCATCGCCAACAATCCAAACAACAACTCCACCTTCTTTTGTTACTCGGTAAAGTTCTTTAGCTATACTTTCAAAATCAAAACTATAACCATTATATGTTCTTAAATTATCATAAGGCGGAGAGGTAACCGTTAAATCAATAAAGTTATCTTCCATTCTTGACATTGTGTCAAGGCAGTTTTCATTGTATAAATAATTTGTTTTCATATTTAGTTTTAATTAATCCGTACTAATGCTAACAACGTATAAAGTGCATTAAAACGCACCTTATACATTGCGTTAGCAAACCTAGTAAAAATAATTAACATCAGAAAGCATCGGTGAAAGATTATATCGGCAGCTTCCTGAATGCGGTGTAATTGCCGTTAAACTCAATCTCAAATCCGAATGATCGGTCAATACGTTTGTCCATGATCTGCTTCACGTAATGCACAAACCGTTCGTAATTGGCGGATGTCTTATCGAGCCTCCGCACTTCACCGATGTCCATGTCTTTGAGTAGTTCAAGTACCTTTACTGAATATCCGTCGTAAATATCAGAATGGAAATCCAAAGTCGTCGTCTGTGTCATGTGTTGTTATGTTGGTTAGAAATGATTCGTTAGCTGTCAATGCTGATTGTACTGGCGATTCAATCCACGATGTTTTGTCAGAGCCTCCGACCCAGTATCGCCCTGTTTCAACGTCGTAGTAAAAATCCTGTACGCCCGTGTTTCCGATGTGCTTAAACTTTACTTTCAGAACGTGGATGGAAACGCGCCCAGAATCGAAGTCACGGTAAACGCTGAAGCCGTTATCCGTTTTGTTGTAAAAGTGAGCCGAGCCGCTGATGTCGTAAAGCGTTGGTACTTCAAACGTACCGTCCTCTTTCTTCTTCATCTTTGTCGGATGCGCTACCAGAAACACGTGGCAAAGGTTCTGCTGTGCGAATGCGGTCAGTTTGTCTAGTAGCTTACTGATGTAAACTGTTTCTATCTCTCCGCGTTGCAGGTTGTGTTCTAACTTATTGTATGGGTCAATCACAATAGCGCGTACACCATGCCGACGGACTAGCTTCTTAGCGTGAACCAGAATCGAATCAATCGTAAAATCTTCGTTTTCTGGATTGATAAAGAAATACCGATCATTCATGAACTGTAAGGCGTTATCCTTTTCCATTTCATTCATGCGGTTGTAATTGTTTCCGCCCCTGAATGACTTCCCGACGATCTTTTCAAGGCATTTAGACACGTGCAGAGCGCGTGGATAATTCTCTGGTGAGTAATACCCCACACGCCAGTTCTGAGTGCAAACTAGCCGCGCCAGAACGAAGTCCAGAAACTCAGATTTCCCGTGTGACGGTACGCCAGTGACGCAGGTCAATCGGCAATTCTCCCAAGTGATCAGGCGGTCTAGTTCCGTTCCCGTTGCGTCACCTTTCGGCATCCCGTTAACGTAGAGCGCGTTTAGTTCATCGGCTATGTCGGACGTGTAGATAATCCCCGAAAGTTTGGCAGGTTGCGCCGATTCGATTAACCGCGTGATCTCCGTTTCGCCTTGCTTCTGTAATACCTCGTTAGCGTCTTTCAGGTCTGACTTAACCAATAGGCATCTTTCCTCCCCTAGCCGTCGGATTAATTCCGTTCTCAGGTTCACCCCTGCTTCGTCGTTATCCGTCCAGATGATGAAAGTCTTAACCGATTCAAGGCGGTCAATGGCGTTGTCTATGTATTCCAGTTGCGCGCCTTTACTAGCACCGTTCGGTACAGAAAGCACCTGAGTATGCCCCGACTGATATACAGAAAGCGCGTCCATTTCACCCTCGACAATTACAACAGGCTGAGAATCATGCGTTATGTTATCAAGTCCGTAGAAAATCAACTGGGCATCTTTGACCATTTTGAAGTTCTTTGCCCCGTCGCGGAACTTCTGATTTATCAGCACCCCGTCTAAAAAGTAATTAAAGGCTATTACACGGCATTTCGACCCCGTCTGGGGCATCCACTCCTCCTGATACCCGATCTTCCAATCTAGCAGGGTTTGTTGCTTAATTCCGCGACCTTTGAACCATTCGACCACGCGATCAGGCAGATTTGTGTGGTTTGCGTTAAAAGTCGGACGGACGTACGTTTTTTGCGGTTTGTCGGATATTCCGCCCTTCCACTCGCAGTTATGGCAGTTGTAAACGCCTTTGTCGATGTCAACGGAAAGACACGGGTCTGTTTTCTTTTTTCGGGTGTGGGAACACTTCGGGCAGATTGTTTTAACCGTTCCGCTGAATTTCTTTAGCGGTATGCCTAATGCTATTAGTTTCTGTGCGTTGCTCATTGTGCAGGTTTTTTAAGTCCGAGTTTTGCGCCATTCTTTGCCACCCAGTTTCCGAAGTGACTACAGAATTCGTTAAAATCTTGCTTTGTGATTTTATTGTGATCCAAATAAACTACAAAGGCATCAAGCAAATGAAATAAATTTTCCTGATGCTTTCTTAAATTATTTACGCCTAACATTCTGATTCCAAATTCAACTTGACTTTCGGTTTGCTTGTATTGATCAGAGTATCTAGAGTTAGAGATAAATATAGAGTTAGATATAGGAGTTCGGTTATCTTTTGGGTTATCCGATGGGTTAAGCGATGGGTTAACCGACTTAAGAGATGGGTTACCTCCTTTTCTTCCATTATTCTTGTTAATCAATGAGATAGCAATTTCCTTCTTAATTTTTCTTGAAACTAAAAATTCTTTGCCGTCACGAATTTCAAAATCCAGAATACCGAAAGTTTTAAACTCGGTTATACATTCGGTTATCTGTTCGGTTAACCCACCGCTTAACCGACTTATCAAATTAATGTCTAACGGTATTTCTCCGTTTGACTTTCTTAACTCAATAATCAACTCAATAAGCAAACCTCGAGCCATTAATGATAACGGCTTAACGTCGTCTGACCAGTCTTTGAAGTAGAACTTGAACCAAAAATCTTTAGCCATTATATTCCAAGTTTATTTCTTAACCACTTATCACATAATTCCTGTAATTCTTTATCTGATAACAAATAAGAAATGACAGTTGATAAAGATTTTATGTGAGATTTTGTATTTGTAAATGCTTCATCGCATGAAATATTTTGATCAGGAACTAATGAATCGCAGCATAAATGGAAAGAATGTACTTTAGCGTTAAATAAATGAACTTTCAATGCTGCAAACGCCTGATTGCCATATTTACTTTCGTGAGCATGACAATCTTTGCACAGAGTAACCAAATACCAATTATCTATCTCCCAAGGATTATTGGCATAGCTTAAATGGTGAACCTGTAATTCACTTTCTGTGTCATTACAAATCCTACATTTAAAATTATCTCTTTGAAGGATTTCAAGTCGTTTCTTTTGCCAACGCGGATCACGTAGCTTTTCTGAATAGCTTTTATTTGCCATGTTAAAATATCAAGCCTCCGAAGTCGTATTCGTTACATCTGAACCGAGCGACAGATGCTCATGTAACTCATTACTCCAACGGAGGCTATTAGTAAAATCTGTTTCATTTCTGTCGTACGGGGGTTCAGTCCGTGAATTGCAAATATAACTATTCGGATTGATCGAACAAATTTTTAGGAAAGTTTTTTTTGTAGTTAGATTATTTCCAATTTAACAGCCAGTTCTTTCGACTTTGGAATATCGCGTGATTGAATGAAATACTCCGCGTAACGCTCCCCGTATTTGTCGGTCATCATTATGGATACAATCGGGAATCCGAGTTTACGAAGATCGTAAATCCGCGCTCCTAAGCGTGTCGTGTTCATCTTACGTGCGTACTTCATAGCGGTCACGGTTTCGCCTTTTAGCAGGTCGTTAAGTGCTGTCTGGGTGATGGTCTGTCTGCGTTTCATGGTTTTTAGAATTAACAGGGCGGGTATTCTTCGCATCGGCAAAGGCAAGTTGTTTCATTGACTATGCGTGATCCACGCGCCCCCTGTGTTATTTAGTCGATCTTTGTTTTGAAGTGTTCAATGATGCCGTTCATCTTTGCCTTGTAGTAGGAATCGAAATCGTGATGCCCTTCGCAATTCTTACTAAATAGCAGAAACATAACACCGCGTAATCTCTGAGCAGGGCTTTTGCTTTTCTCCCACGTTTCAACCTCCGCCAGTTCCACTTCTTTCATAAC